ACAACAACAGTCGCAAATGACGCAACCGCAACAGCTAGGGATATTAAGTAATATGCTAAGAGGTATGCCACAGCCTGCGCAATCATCACCTAATGCACCGCAGCCACAGCAACAACCGCAACAACCAGCATGGGATCAGTCGGAAGAATATGTTGGTATGAATAAACAGTTACAAGATTTACAGAACAGAATTAGCCAGTATCGTAATAAATACGCGCCCGCTTACTTAAAAGCATAAAAATGTCCTATACCACAGACACAACTAGCTTTAATCCAACCCTTAATGAAATATTTGAGGAAGCTTTTGAGCGTTGCGGCTTAGAGTTACGTTCGGGCTATGACTTTAAAACGGCGCGTCGTAGCTTGAATTTTATGACGGCTGAGTGGGCTAACCGTGGCGTTAACTTGTGGACTGTAGAGCAAGGCTCGATTAACTTGGTTCAGGGTACTACTACCTATGACCTACCTGCCGATACTGTTGATTTAATTGAACAAGTTATTCGTACAGATTCTGGCCAAGGCCCAAACCAAACAGACTTAAACATTACGCGTATTTCTGTGTCAACGTATTCGACTATCCCTAACAAGCTTGCGCAAGGGCGTCCTATTCAGGTGTGGGTAAATAGACAGTCAGGCCAGAAAAGCGGTTCAGAATCAGCCACTGCCACTAATCCACAAATTAATGTTTGGCCCGCCCCAGATCAAGGCACAGTACAGACCCCGTATTATGTGTTTTATTATTGGCGTATGCGTAGGATTTTTGATGCTGGCACAGGTATTAATGTGGTAGATATTCCTTACCGTTTTCTAAATGCTATGACTGCTGGGTTGGCGTATATGTTAGCCGTGAAGAAACCTGAAGTATCAAATGATCGCGTTATGGCATTGAAAGCTATGTATGACGAAGCTTGGGAATTAGCGGCGGGTGAAGATAGAGAAAAGGCTGCGGATCGTTTCGTTCCTCGTGAGATGTTCTTTTAATTATGGGCAACAGGTTTGCTAGTGGTAAACACGCTATTGCCGAGTGTGATCGGTGCGGGTTTCGCTACAAGTTAAAAGAGCTAAAAAAGCTGACAATTAAGACCAAACAAGTTAACATTAAGGTATGTAAAACTTGTTGGGAACAAGACCAGCCACAGCTTCAATTGGGTATGTACCCAGTGGATGACCCACAAGCAGTGAGAGAACCAAGGCCAGATACCAGTTATTACCAATCAGGCTATGGCGGATTGCAATTAACAACGAATACCGACTTCGGAACTATTGGAGAAGGTAGCAGAATTATCCAATGGGGCTGGGCACCAATTGGTGGTGCAAGAGCAAATGACAACGGTTTAACTCCTAACGACTTAGTAGGTCAGGGGCAGATCGGCAATTTAACGGTATCTATTACCTAGGGGTACAAAATGGACAAGAAAGAAGTTAAACAAATCGCGGACAAAGAAGTTAAAGCCCACGAGAAGCGCTTGCACGGTATGAAAAAAGGCGGCGTAACAGGCGAAGCTATGCGTAAGCATGGTCGCAATATGGCTCGCGTTATGAATCAGAAGTCATCCGGAAGAGGTCGATAATGGCTAAGTTCTCGCAGAAAGTTGGCGGCAAAGAAGTAGGCCAAGGCGCAGTGTACGCAGCCCCACATAATATGAAGGGCAAAGCGGAAAGCATTCAAGCGGATTCTAAATACACTACAGGCGCTGATGTATTGAATAAAGCCAACATATCTATTGGTGGTATTAGCAAAGGCGGTTCTGGTGAAACTAAGACCGATGGCATCAAGATGCGTGGCGCTGGCGCTGCAACTAAGGGCACAATGTGCCGTGGCCCAATGGCGTAATAAATGAACTATACAGAACTGTTTAATACTATTAAATCCTACTGCGAAAATGATTTCGCAGCGTCTGCCTTTACAGGTACGGATGATACGTCTACAGTTGTTGTTCTTAGTTCTGAGCAAATCAATACGTTAATTAAACAGGCTGAGCAGCGCATATACAATACTGTTTCACCTCCATCTTTACGTAAAAATGTATACGGACAAATGAAGTCGGGGTTTAAGTATTTGAATCTACCTAAAGATTTTCTTTCGGTTTATTCACTTGCGGTATTAACTGATACAACTGCTGGGTACGACAGCCCACAAGAATTTTTATTGAACAAAGATACAAGCTTTATTCGTCAGGCTTATCCTGACCCAACAGCGACAGGCACGCCAGAGTATTACTCACTATATGGCCCAAATACAGGCGTTAACGTACCCACTCCATATAATGAATTGACGCTGATGTTGGCCCCTACGCCAGATGAAGCGTACACCGTAGAACTGCATTACTTCCATTACCCAGAATCTATTGTTACTGCGGGTACGTCGTGGCTTGGGGACAACTTTGATTCTGTACTGTTGTATGGTTGTTTGATGGAAGCTATTACGTTTATGAAGGGCGAGCAAGATTTGGTTGCGTTGTATAAGGGTAAATACGACGAGGCTATGATGCTCTACAAACAATTAGGCGATGGCAGAGAGAAACAAGATGCTTATCGCTCTGGGCAAGCGCGTGTACCCGTAACTTAAAAGGTGTTTAAATGGCAATCACACAATCTCTCTGCACAAGTTTTAAAGTAGACCTGTTGTCGGGTACGCAAAACTTTGTATCAGGTACTGGCAATACGTTCAAGATAGCGCTGTACACATCTTCGGCGACGCTAGGCCCAACTACAACCGCGTATACAACGTCTAACGAAATTACAGGTACAGGATACACGGCTGGCGGTAATACGCTATCTGTCTCCACTTCACCAACTTCAAGCGGTACAACTGCTTATTTGTCATTTACTGATACTTCGTGGACTTCAGCGACATTTACTTGTCGTGGTGCGTTGATATATAACTCGACTAACAGTAATAAAGCAGTGGCAGTATTTGACTTCGGTTCGGATAAACAAGTTGTAGGTGGTACGTTCACTATAACCTTCCCGACTGCTGATGCTACTAGCGCTGTTATCCGTATCGCTTAAGGGGGACAGTCATGGCACTTGTTCTTAATGATCGCGTACTAGAAACCTCTACCTCTACAGGTACAGGCACGTTTACGCTTGCTGGCGCAGCGTCAGGGTTTCAGACGTTTGCAAACGGCGTTGGCGCAAGTAATACAACGTACTACACAATCGTAAATACTTCGGCTAATGAGTGGGAAGTTGGTCTTGGTACGCTTGATGCTACGGGCGCTATTCTTACCCGTACAACAGTTTATAAATCGTCTAATTCCAATAACGCTGTTGTATTTACTGCTGGCACCAAAAACGTATTTGTTACTTACCCATCTACTAAGTCAATTAACTATGACGCTAGTGGTAACGTAGCTATTTCAAACGCAACTGTAACCGGCGCAACAATTACTAATACCGGTAATATGACGTTTAGCGGTACAGGGTTGCGATTTACTGGCGACTTTTCTAATGCTACGGTTACTAATCGTTTAGCGTTTCAAACAAGCACGACTAACGGTGCAACAGGCGCATATTTCTTGCCTAATGGGTCAAGCACAGCGTCGTCTGTCCAAGCAACAAATAACAGCGACCCAACCAACGCGAGTAAGATTTTAATTGCGACTAACGGTTCGACTGATGTTCAGCTTGTGTCTGGTATTAACGGTACCGGTACTTATTTGCCTTTGACGTTTTACAACAACGGTGCGGAAAAAGCGCGTCTTGCTGTATCAGGTGGTTTTTCGGTTGGTACAACTACAGACCCCGGCGCTGGCGTAATTTCAGCCGCTAATGGTTTTAAATTCGGCACTAACACTACCGCACAAACGCTACCGTTTTCACCAACCAATATCATGGTGAACTTTGGTACAGTTAACCCCGTCCAATCATTTAACTATACGTTCGCGGATGCCAACGCGACTACAAGTAGTAAAGTGTCTATAGTTCCAACGGCTACATCGACAGGTACATTGTTGGCTCTTGGCACTGTTACAGGCGGCTCTTCATACACTAACGGTACATACTACAACGTAGCTTTAACAGGCACGCAGACGGTCACTATTAGTATTGCTGCCCCCGGCGTTATTACTCTAACTAATGCGTTGCCTAACGGTACTCCTGTCACGTTAACTACAACGGGCGCTTTGCCTACAGGTTTGACTGCTGGTGTAACGTACTACGTGGTTAACTCTTCAAGTTTAACTTGCAACTTAGCGTTGACTATTGGCGGAGCAGGTATTACTACATCAGGCTCACAGTCTGGTGTTCAATCGTTATTAAGTACTACAGGCACAGGCGCTACCGCAAGCCAAGTAGTTGTGTCCGGTAATGCAGTTACTTCAGTATCTCTTCCTACAGCGGCTGGCGCGGTTGTTAACGGCACTATATCGACCGCTGGTTCAGGTTACTTGCCTGCTTCTGGTACGGCTACTTATTTAAATGTACCTTTAACTGGCGGCGCTGGTGTTCAAGCTGTGGCTACTTCAGTGACAGTTACTAACGGCGCTATTACTGCTGTGGTGCTACCCACTACAGGCGCGGGATTTGGCTACGTTGCTGGTAATACATTGTCCGCGTCAAACACATTTTTAGGCGGTTCGGGTTCTAGTTTTGTTTATACAGTTTCAGCCGTATCTTCGTATGGTACTGGCTATTCCTATGGCGATTCATTATTCGCAGCAGTCGCAAACATAGGTGGATCAGGTTCTGGCTTTTCTGTCCCTGTAACGCTTGTCTCAACAGGCGCAGATGAGTTAGAGATGGACGGTATTAAGGCAGCGGCTTATTGCGGCACTAACGGCCTTGTTACTGTTTACTTTGACGCAAGCCCCGGTTATGTGGCTGGGGGCCGCAATTTTGCATACACTCTCGGCTAATTAAGGACTTATATTATGGCAATTATTCAATCAGGCGCAGCGCCTACCAACCTTTTAACGGTTGATCCTACTTTTGCAGCAATTCGTGTTTCAGACCACCCACCTGAACTTTTGGGTGCGTACAGTATTTCTGCAACTAGCGGCGCAATTCTAACTCCAGCAGCAGTCACTTCGTCTGCGGGTACGTTATTTTCTTTCCGTTATGTACCGCCAGTATCAACACAACTTTGCATGATTCGTCGTGTTGAAGTTATTTTAACTGTTGCTACTGGTTTTGCTGCTACCGCGCAAAACGTAGGCGTTGGTATGATCGTAGCGCGTAGCTTTTCTGCTTCAGATTCTGGCGGTACTGCTATAGCTACGAATGCTTCTGGGTTTACAGCGACAATGCAAAAACACAGAACCACAACAGGTATGCAGGCAAGTGCCTTTTCTACTAGTTCGGGTGGTTCAGGTGATATTCGTATTGCTTCTACTACTGCATTAACAGCCGGTACGCGTACGCTTGATACTTATCCTTTAGGTTCGGCATTGGGTGGTGTTGTTGCTTCTGCTGCTGCGGGCACAAATATTGTTACTTCTACCCCAATATTCCAACATCAGCCGGGCGATTACCCATTGATTCTTGCTACAAGTGAAGGCTTTATTCTTGGTAACTTGGTTAACATTGCTGCTACTGGCGCAATTTCACTTACTGTAAACGTCGAATGGATGGAAATTGCAGCAACAACAGGTAACGCAATAGCGTACTAATGTAGGGAAACGCGGGGCTTCGGCCCCGCTAAAGGATTCTTATGTTTGGATTGTCGTGTTTTGCTGGCGCACCATTTAGTGCATACCTACAGTTTTCTCCGAATACTACGTTATCGGGGTTGCAGGCGACCGCGCTTTTAAATTCTGTATCAGCAACGCCTATTCAAACAGCTAGTATTACCGGGGTATCTGCAACGGCTAGTTTAAACATGGGTAGTGGTAGCGTTACATTCCCTAACACTTGGACGTTGGTACCCACTGACCAGTATCGGAGTTCATAATGCCAAGTACATATACCCCCCTAAAACTTGAATTAATTGGTAACGGGGAACAATCAGGTACGTGGGGCACTACTACTAATACCAACCTTGGTACCGCGATTGAAGAAGCGCTAGTTAATACTGCTCTAATTACGTTTTCGGGCGCAAATGTTACGCTAACCCTTACTGATTCAAATGCATCGCAGACCGCACGTAATATGCGGTTAAATTTGTTGGGTACATCAGGTGGCGCTCGTAACCTTATTGTCCCTGCAATTCAAAAGAACTACATCGTAGTTAATAATTTAGCAGATACAGTTACAGTTAAAACTCCATCAGGTACGGGTATTGCTGTACCTGCGGGTAGCACAGCGTTTTTATATAACGATGCTACTAACGTGCTTCAGGCGTTTGACTTTCTACCAACTGCTAAGTTCAACTCGTTAACTCTTACTTCCCCGTTACCAGCAACAAGCGGCGGAACAGGTCTTGCTACGTATTCTGCTAACGGCGCGCTTTACGCTCCTACTTCAACGACCATAACTTCAGGCACTTTGCCAACTACTGCTGGTGGCACAGGGTTAACTTCATATACTTCTGGCGGCGCGGTTTATGCTGCGTCAACAAGTACTTTAACTACTGGGACTTTGCCAACTACTGGCGGCGGCACAGGTCTAGCTTCTTTTACTTCGGGGGGCGCTGTTTATGCGTCTTCTACTAGCGCACTTACTACTGGGACTTTGCCATATACTGCTGGTGGCACGGGGGTAGCTACTGCACCTGCTAACGGGCAACTGCTTATAGGTAATGGTTCAGGTTATACGTTAGCTAACTTGGTTGGTGTAGGTATTACCGTAACGAACACCGCTGGCGGGATTACACTTACTACGACAGGGCTTTTTTCAGGTGGCCCACTAGGTACACCATCTTCAGGTACGCTTTCAAATTGTACGATTGACGGCACTAACTACGCTGGTTTTCGTAATGTTCCAGTAAATAGCCAATCAACGGCCTATACGACACTTATAGATGACTCTGGCAAAGTAATATTTCACCCATCTACTGATGCTAACGCCCGTACTTTTACTATTGCTGCAAATTCAAGTGTTCCTTACCCATTAGGCACTGTACTGTCGTTTGTAAATTTAACTTCGCAAGTCGTAACTATTGCTATTAATACAGACACTATGTATTTAGCTGGCGTGGGCAGTACAGGCAGTAGATCGTTGGCCCAATACGGTATGGCTACCGCACTTAAATTGACCGCTACTACGTGGTTAATCTCTGGAACGGGACTTACCTAATGGCTGGCGTTTTAAATTTACGGCTGGCTGCATCAGGGCAACCAATTGAATTTTTAATTGTAGCTGGTGGTGGCGGCGGAGGTAGTAACCAAGGCGGTGGTGGCGGCGCGGGTGGTTTTAGAGCCTCCCCATCAGCTGTATACGCGGGGGCAACAATTAATGTAACTGTTGGTGGGGGCGGCGCGGGAGGTGCGGCTGTTGCTAATGGTTTAGGTACAAAAGGTAACGATTCATCGTTTGGGCCTTTTATATCAATAGGTGGTGGTTACGGTAGCTATAGCGCTGACCCTAATGCTGTGCCGGGTAGAAACGGAGAGCCGGCAGGCCCCGGCGGGTCTGGTGGCGGTGGCGGCGCACGATTAAATAGCACAATTACGGATGGTAGCGGCGGGGCTGGAACTACGGGGCAAGGTAATAATGGCGGTTCCACAGCGGTAGAAAACCCAGTTCCGCCCAATGCTGGTGGTTCAGGCGGTGGCGGTGCCGGAGCAGTTGGTCAATCCTCAAACCAAACAAGTCCAACAGTTGGCGCTGGCGGAGACGGACTTTCTTCTTCAATTACTGGGTCGGCTGTAACTTATGCAGGTGGCGGTGGTGGCGGTTCTTTCAGTTTGGGCGCAGGAGCAGGCGGTACAGGTGGCGGCGGTGCGGGTGGTAGTGGGTCAAGTGGCGGTTCTGGTGGTGGCACAAACACAGGCGGTGGTGGCGGTGGTGGTGGCGGTAACAATGCTACTGGTGGCGCAGGCGGTTCTGGCCTTGTGGCTATTCGCTATTTAGATACTTACGCAGCCGCCGTATCAACTACTGGGTCGCCAACAATTACTGTAGCAGGCGGATATCGTATTTATGTGTGGACAGGTAACGGTTCAATTACGTTTTAAGGTGGTATATGGCGCACTTTGCAAAATTAGATGATTACAACACAGTGCTTGAAGTTCATGCCGTGCATAACAATGAATTACTGGATGAAAACGGACAAGAATCTGAAGCTAAAGGAATTGAGTTTCTAATAAATTGGTCTGGCGGATACACTAACTGGAAACAAACTAGCTACAACGGTAATTTTCGTGGTAAATACGCGGGCATTGGCGATACCTATGATACGCAAAACGATGTGTTTGTTGCTCCTGTCGTTGAAGTGCCTACTATAGATTTAAACACTTTGCCTACTCAATCTATCTAGGGATTAAAAATTGACCCGCTAACCCTATTAGCCGCAGCAAAAACCGCAGCCGCAGCAATACGTAAAGGCTGTGAGATGTACCAAGAGTACAAAGCGCAAGGGATGGAGTTGGTAGATGCGTATGGACAGGCCAAGGATGTTGTTGCAGATATAAGCGGACACCTTGGTCATTTCTTTAAAGCACATGAGCAACTAGAAACGCACGTACACGAAGAAGAGTTAAAGACAAAGAAGGCGCGTGACCCAGAGTTGTCAGTGAATCAAGAAGCGTTTAATAGGGTCATGGCAGTAAAAGAAATGATTCGGTTAGAAACTGAGTTGCGCGAAATGATGGTGTATCAGGCTCCAAAAGAACTCGGCGCAATCTGGACAGAATTTGAAGTAATGCGTGACAGGGTAAAAGCAGAACGGGCTGAAATACAACGTCAAGAACTACTAAAGCAGCAGGTGGCTCAATGGCGACGGGCAAGTATAAAAAGAAAAATCGCGGAGCAGATGACATCGATTCTCGCGGTCGTGTTCATAATATTATGGTTCATATGGGTGATGATTCTGATAAGAACGAGCCAAACATACCGTGGAGTTTACTCATCACCGTTTTGGTCTTGTGTATTGTGCTAGTCATAGTGCTGCCTGTTATGGGGGTGGCTTACATGGACATGAATAACGCTACGGCTAGAGCGATGGAAGAGACAAGAAAGATGCGTGAGCTACGCGCAAAGATAATGCTGGAAATTCAGGGGGAATAATGCTTACACTACTTTCAACTTTAGTATCTTTTTTGATGGGCGGCTTGCCTAAAATACTAGATTTCTTTCAAGACAAGTCAGACAAGTCACATGAGCTTGCCCTTGCCAAGATGCAAACTGAACGGGAACTACAACTAGCCGCCGCAGGCTATGCCGCTCAGCAGCAAATTGAAGCTATTAAACTAGACGAGATCAGAACCCAGACACAATCTGCGGAGAAAGTCTCGCTAATCGACGCACAAAAAGCGGAGATGAATGCTATATACGCGCACGATATATCGCTAAATGAAGGCACATCCACATGGATGAAAGACCTACGCGCTTC